TCCCAATACCAGCAATACTTAAACATCTTCATGTTGCTGGCGATCAGCTTTGTCGTGAACGGTTGGCTAGCGGTCATGACGATTGCGCCGTTCGATTTTATAATGCGTTTGAGTTGTTCCCACATTGGTTCTAGCGGAATAACCTTGTCCCATTTACAGGTTGTTGTGCCATAGGGCGGATCAGTTAAAACCATATCCACACTCCCGTCAGGAATGTCTTTCATTTTTTCCAAGCAATCACCTAAATGTAATTCAATCTTTGTCATCTTTCACTCCCTCGTCAGGTGAATTGTTCTTACTTGTCGCCGACGTTCGGGAGACGCAATTTTTTTGCCTCGGCCAATGCGCGTGGCACCACATACTCACAGAGTAGGGTACCTACGAGTAATTAGGAGAAAAAAGAAATATAAGAATCACAGGAACACATGATAATATCCATAACATAAAAAGCAATGATGATTTTAAAATACTAGCCCAAATGAGTATAACAAACATCAATAAAACAGGAGGCAAAACAATTAGTTTTGTTACCTTTTCGTTTATCTCAATAAATGGCTTTCCGTATTTCACCCCGTGTATTTTCATTTACACTCCACCCCCTCGCGCTGAATCATTTCTTACCCCCTCCTGTGGCGTACTTGCCCAGTTGCTCGCTCAGCTGGCTGATGGTCCTGTCGTTTTGGGTGATCTGTCGCATTAGAGCGGACGCGTCGCGTGGCGCGTGCTTGAACGCCAGTCGCAAGATTCCCATCCACAGGCGGTTGTTTTTGCTCCTGATCTTCTGTATTTGTCGGATGATCGCCGACGAACTTTGACTTAATTTCATGCGTTTCCCCCTTCGTGATGATGGTCTGTCCGTTTGACAGATGCGTTTGAAAAAAGGCATCAGCCGAATCTATCAATTCATTGTTGTGAGTGACCATGATGATTTGCAGGTTCAGTCTTTGGCTGATTTCCTTTATCATCAGGGCAGCACGATCCTGAAGATCTCGGCTTAAAAAACGGAATGGCTCATCCAATATCAACGTAGCCCGGCTTCTAGGTTGTTGCATACACCACATTGCCACACGCAGGGCAAAGGCCGCTACGTCCACCACGCCACCCCCAGCCGCTGACATTGGGTGGACCTTTTCCTCTCCCCGTTCCAGAAACAGGTCGGCTTCGGAGCGATCCCGACGCAAGACGAATTCCAAGCGGAATTTGTATGGGTCATCAAAAACGGTGGCCAGAGCCAATGACACCAATTCCGAGAAGTGGAACTGAAGCTCCTCTTGGGTCATTCGTGCTACCTGTTGAACAACGGTTTGGGCTTGCCTAGTGTGCTCTGCCCGCTTTATATGCACCGCTTCCTCTTGGTCGGCCTCTTTGTATAACTTATTGAGTTGGATACGCTGTCCTTTCTTTTGTTCAATCAGGGATCGAAGCCCATCGAGCTGCGGTTGGAGGCTCATTGGACGACCCGTTCCAGTTCCTGGATTTCTTTTTGTAGCTGGATCGTTTCCTCTTGGATTTTTGCTTGGATCTCCTTTAATCGTTCTTGGGCGCTGGATAAGTCAGGCACGCCGAATCGGGCGGTCAATTGATGCTGGGCGGATTCTTTTTTGCCCAGGAGTTGGTCTCGTTCAGTCCGCGTCCTCTCTATTTTTTTCTTCACGTCGAGAAGTCGTTCGCTTAAGGAATCGTCACCAGGGATTCGACCCATGTCAATCCTCCTCTACTGCCTGGTAGATTATCTTTTGAATAGGTTCCTCTACTTTGTTGGTGGAAATGAATTGTCTCAGATTGTGTAGGAAATCAAACCCTATTTCGATGTCGTGGCGGAGTTTGGACACGAACACATCCATTCGTTCGTCCTGGTTTTCCTGGACCTCGATGTGTGCTCTATCCACCACGCCTTCCTCGATGGGAAAGAAAACCTCTTCCACTGAATTATCCTTGGCCCGCCACAGATACAATCTAGGCTTGTGGTCGATCTGGGCTGCGGTCATCCGCATCATTGAGCCTGGGTTGACCAACAGACGGCCTTGATGTTCTACCACAAAGGATTCGTGATTATCCCCGGAGACGATAAGGTCGTATTCTGGATATTTCTTGAGCAGGCGTTTGGCAGAGGTTCCAGATTCCTCTGCGCCGGGCCAAGGCGGTGTCTTGCTGGGGTAGACTAAGCGATGGACCAGGGCAACGGTGGTCTTATTCTCCGCCTCCATCACCTTTTGGACCCGCCCTAATTTACAGGGCATAAGGCGCCGCGCCGAATCAATCACACCAAAAGCAGACCGGACATAATCCTCCGCTCTGTGTCCCGGCAGGTCGTGGTTGCCGGGTATAGCCAAGAAGTTTCTCGGAAGATTCTCCAAAGTCCAACGTAGAAGGTAGGGGCTCGCCCGCCATTTGTGAAATACGTCCCCGGAGCATAGAATAACGGGAAAGGTATCCTCACACCTGGCCTGGGTCTCGCGAAGGAATTGTATTTTTCTCTGCTGGGCCAACCAGTAATTATCGGTTCGACAGACCGGACGGTCCTCCCGCAGGTGAAGGTCTCCCACGAGAATGGCTGTTACCTTTTTATGGGTTGTTCGCATAGCGGACAGACCTCCGGCATCAACTTGTTGAACGTCGCTTGGTGTTGTTTCAGTCGATATTTGGTGTTGTCCAATTCTTCCATCAATTTTTCATGGTCCGTGATCGTTTGTTCTAACTCTTTTATACGTTCTTTTTTGGCCCATAGGGCTTCTATTTTCTTTTCTAATTGGACTAGAGTTCTGTCAGGGACGTCTTCCGGCAGTGAAGCCAAGGCTTTATCGCAGGAGGATAAGTTGTGGATGATATCTATGAGTAATGTCCTGTCCTCGATCATCCGAGTCAATTTATTGTGTCGGGCTTCTATTGATTTGAGTTGAGCGTCATGCTCGTCTAGATGCTCAAAGGAACGTAGCTCTAAGGCGTACCGGACACATTGGTCTCTGGCTCCCTTGGCTGCTCCCTCCGCTTTGCGAACCATTCCTGTCAGGCTAGATAGAGCGCGGTCTATCACGTCCAGACGGGCTACGGCATTTAACTGTTTTGCTACTTCCCCTGGACTGAGAGACAATAGGAAGGGGGCATCCATTTGGAATTGCGTATTGATCGGGGAGAATTTTAGGGCTTGGGATATACGTTCGGGCACGTCCTGACCGAAAGCCTTGTATTGCTCCTCCCCTCGTTGGTACTGGTTAGACTTGCTTCCCTTCTCCCGCACAATCTTCCGCTTCTTCGTCTTCAGAGTGACTGAAGTAGTCCCGCCCCACCAGGATCGGAAAGCGTCTCCGGAGGGGCGGTTGTTAACCAGCCAATGCAGTGCTCGGAGAATGGCCGTCTTGCCACTGTCTGATGGACCGGCAATGACGTTCACGCCCGGACTAAATTCTAGCTTGGTATCCTTGTGGCTTTGGAAATTTTGTAACCGAAGAGAGTGAATCATATCCAGGTTCTCCTACCGTATTCAGCAATCAGTAGGCCGTCGGCGTCTTTGGTTCTAACGCTTGGAAATAACCTTCGGGCCACATCTACAGCGGCTTTTTTCAATTCTTCTTTTTGAAGGCCTTTGGGAAGGAGAGCCTTTTGCCATTCCCTGCTGTCAATGTAGCGATAGGGAATGTTCAACTGTTCCAGCACTACCAGCGTGGCTTCTAACGCTCGGATAGCGGATACAGTAGGCTTCCAGCGTTGGGGATTTATCATGGGCCGCTCGATAATAGCACGGTATTCTTCGGCAGTTCCAAAATCCCAAGCGATATATTCAATCAATTTGAGGACGTCTATTCGGGTGATGTATTGCTTTGCCTTCGTGTAGGATAATTCCTTCTTGGTTGGAGTAGGGGCGTGTCGGATATATTTTCCTGTCTCATCTAGAACGGCAATCGTACCGGTCACTCCGTTATCTATACCTAGGTAACGCATCTACTTATACCTCGGCTTCCTTCCCAATTTGAGGTTGTCTTCTATCTCGCGCCAAACTCGGCTTACGATTTGGCGTAGTTGTTTCTCCTTGTTTCCATCCTCAATTTGCTGGATAAGATTTTTCATCTGGCTTCCTTTCAAACCTAATTCCTGCGCCGCTTCGGGCCAGGTCTTTTCCTCCATCAGGAAATTGATACAAGAACCGATATCGTCAATGCCGTAGTCATAGTAGATAGGGAAAGAGACCTCCCGCACCTTGCCCGTCAATTTGTTCTTCGTAATTTTGGATTTGGTGTTGGCCCCAATGACACGATCTTTCTTCTTGATGCTCCCAGCCAATCCCAACCATATCTCATGGGAGGCGTAGAAGCGTAGTGCGTTGCCCCCTGATCGCGTTTTGGGAGTGAAGCTCATAGGATTGATATTGTCACGGGTTTGGGAGATGATGAGAAGCAGAGATTTCGTTTTTTGTAGGTTGCGGATGATCACCCGAAGAAGCTCACCGAGGGCTTTGGGCTTCTCCATTTTGTACGATCCGCCTACTTCTTTGCCCTCGGCGAGCTTGCTCATGCGAGTCACTTCTTCGCTGGAGGTCAAAGCGTCCAGGGAATCTAGTATATAGATGAAGGGGCGTCCGTCTTCAATGGCACGATGAACATTGCCGGAGAAATCTTGTATGGTGCTGGACGGACCATCCGCGTTGGGCTCCTCCATTCGGATAGCTACTACTTCCCCGAATAGCCGGGCAGTGTCGAAACAGTTAGCCGCCTCGGTGTCGTCATATATGAAGCGATATTCGTCGAATCTGGCTTGTCGGGCTGCCTCGGCAAACACGCATAGAGCGCCTAGCGTTTTCCCTGAGCGGGAGTCGCCAATCAAGTTGACCATCTTCCCAAGCAAAAATGCTCCCTTGGTAGAATCCGAACATGCCAGGTTGAGAAGAGTAGACCCGGAAGGGACCAGATTTTTCTTGGACCATGTTTTGATAGGGATCTCTGCCCCGGCTGAATCTTTGACTTGTTGGGCTAGTCTCTTTCGTTTCATTAGCTCCTCCCACGGAGCATATTCAAAAACTTATCTTTGTTCACGTACCAATGGCCCCGTGGGTGCATTTGCATGCCTCCGTTAGTTGTCCGACACCAACGAATTAACGTAGGTAGAGTCAGGATAAACCCTCTTTCCTTAGCTAATTGGAGGGCCTCAGTAGTGGTGATACGTTCCGATCTTGCCATTATTGGGGTTCTCCTTAATCATCGTCCTCATCGTCATCGTCTTCTATCTCCTTCTTATTCTTTCTTTTCTTTGGCGGAGGGGCCTCATCATCGTCCTCATCGTCCTCATCGTCATCGTCGTCCCGAGTACGCCCTCGCTTGTGCTTGGGCGGTTCTTCTTCCTCGTCGTCCTCGTCATCGTCGTCCTCGTCTCTTACAGACTTCCTTCTCTTCGGCGGGGCCTCATCATCATCGTCATCGTCCGTTCGTGCTTTTCCTCTGCGTGGGGGTTCATCGTCGTCCTCGTTGTCCACACCCAAGAAGATTTTCTCCAACTCGGCGTAGTCCAAAATGTTCAGGATCTCGTCCAAGTCTAATGCCTTCTTGACCATAGAGCTTTTGTACGGTTCCCGTTGTTTGAAGTCAATGCGGTCAGCCTGGAGGAATGTGTTCTTACCGAACGATTCCTTGCTGAATCGGACCTTGAGGCTGTAGCCCTCTTCTAGGCTGGCGAAGTTGGCAAAGTCCTCTTCCCCCTCTTTCAACTCTTTCACCAGCTGTTTCCCAAAATTGTGATAACTTATGTCCAATAGCTGGATTTTCTTGTCGTGTCGCAGGTCGATCACGTTGAATAACTGACGTTCCTTGGCGGCCAGGGATTTCGCCGCTTCCAAGTCGTCTGGCTCCTTGCTCTTGCAGAGTTCGGATACCTTCTCGCATATAGGGCACCTTTTCTTGATCGTTTTGGGACAGATGAACGATTGTTCTTCCACCCCAATATTGAAGTGTACCCAGTACGTCTTTTCGTACCAAATCTCTCCCGCCGCAGCGTAGGGGGGATTCCCGCTTTTGCTGACATATGGAATAACGTCGATCAGGTTGTTGCCTTCTTCGGGTGCCCAGAATTCAACGTCTCGGCCGCTCGGGAGGTTGAACCGCCTTCCCCCGCCCCTTTTGGATTTGTCCTCCGCGTGTCCTCTGACTCTATCCCGCAAAGACGAACCTTTTGACATTGACATGGTGCCTCCTTTAGGATTGGCGGCGTCTGGGTGAGTTACCCAACCCCGCCGCTATTTTTCGCTGCGCGCTATCCTTCTGCACCCGTTCCTCCCACCGCATACCCAAGTCTCTGGGTTCCTTAGGTGCGGCGAAATACTGCTGGCCTTGAAGCCGTACCAGGTTTTCCAGGGCCGTCTTTCGCTGGTCCATAGCCCGGACTGCGGCCGTTAACATCGCTTCGTCGTGTTTGGCATCGTGATATTTGTTTTGGGCATCCAAGACCTTTTTTTCTTGTACTACCTGGTTGCGGATAGCGTTTTCCGTGGGTCGGACATCCTCGCCTAAAAACGTTTCTGGATGTCGGCGGATTTCGTCGTCTATCTCAGCCGTGATCACATCCAAATCTCGTTTAGCTTGCTCGGTCTTGCGGGATTGATCTGCCAACGCCGCCGCGTAGCGAAAGAATAGATTGGGTTGTCCCAACCATTCCACGTCTAGGGCATCAGGGTCTATATAGATATCTTTTGTGTAGTCCTGTTCCATAAACCCTCCTTAAATATATATTATAAGTTCGCAAAAGGTGTTCATTTAACCCCTTATCGATCATCCCCAAATTCGTCTTGACTTTAGCCATAACAGTTCTCCTTTCTACTATTATTTGAATAGTGCTTCGTAGCAGGCCCTAACCAAGCCTGCTCTGCCCGTATTGTAGAATGGCTCCTTGAAAGAATCCATTGTTAGAAATGCCTGCGGTTCCTCCTTGTTCATGAGGACGGCGGCGCAGTAACTGAGGATAGCTAGGCGTATCTTCTCCGGCTCCACGTCCTGTTCTTGTAGAGACTTGAGGACGGTACTCACCTGGCTCCACTTGGCTTTTTTCATCAGCAAGCGAGCCAGATCTATGATTTCCTTTTCCTGAGTTACGGCCTGATCTAATGTCCGAA